TGGAAGCGGTTGAGCGACCTCTATTCGGCCCTGTCCGATACCGCATTCCTGAACAGCCCTCGTTAGCATTCTCCCCCACACGCCCCACAGCAGACCCCGCAACGCAAGCGGCCACTGACATGCCGGGTGGGGTTGCTGCTAGGGTAGCTGAGGAAGCGCCCACAGCCCCTGACGTGCCGGCTATGACGGAGGCAGATAGACTTGCTGAACAGCTTAGGGCTACTCCAGGTTATAGAGGCAGAACTGATATAGAGATAGGTGGGGAAAGGGTGGTTGTGGAAGAAGGCCCACCTACGGGGCCAGGAGGGACAGGTAGGGACACTGGAGCGGGAGGTGGCCGACGAGGTGGAGGAGAAGATGGCGGGCCGACAACGGTAGAGGGAGACCCGTTGCCTATTCCCCCGGAGATTGATGCTATGCCTGAAGGCATAACACGCGACATTGCATTAGCAAGAGAAAAGATACGCCAGGCAGAGCCGGGTGCAATATCAAGGGCGTTGGATGCCCTGCCTGGACTTAGGCACCTATACCGTTTCTTTGTCCCTGCAAGAAACCTAACCAAGGCACAGCACGAGGGATGGGTTGCTAAGAGCATGTCGGAATCTAGGTATCTCACCGAAGCCTTTGGTCGTCGTAATGAAGTATTTCAGGAACTGGACAGTGCCTTTGGGCCTGGGTTCAAGACAGGAGAGAAGGCCCAGCTATCGTATATTGGCCCTTCTGACCGAGCTAAGTCTCCGTTAGTGGGTAGAGCCATAGATGTATTGCCTAACCCTGAGCACTATGTTTTGAACCAGAGTCAACTCGACGCCGTTGCCTCAGTCAGGGCTTACGGCGATGAGTTCCTTGATAAGGTTTCACGGGAATACGGAGTTAAGATAGGACGCTTCCCCATTAAAGAGAACGCTGCCTTTGTTCCCAATGTTGATGTCTCCGATGATGCATTAGAACTCATGGGTAATGCCTGGACTGCGGCACGGGTAGGACGAGCTAAGACGAGGGTCTGGGAGGATGCCATAGCCCGTCAAGCGTATACTCCGGATTTCCAACCGGAGACCAACCTGGTACGGCTCTTTGAGGCTTCGGATGTAGCCAAGGGGCACATGGTATCAAAAGAGGTGTTAAAGAGGTCCGTTGGGGGCAAGACACTTGTGGAGGTCAAGGATGCTCTACATCCTAAATTGCGAAAGTATAAGGAAAGTGTAGCAACTAAAATACGGAATCTGCGCGCCCGCATTGATACCGCAGAACGTGAGAGTTCCATAGCTGCCAGGCAGGAAAAGCAAGTCAGCACCCAGGTATCCCAGGCACAGAAGAGAGCCCGACCCATGCTGGAGCGTATTGACGAGTTGGGGGACGAGTTCGGGCCTGAACTGTCCCATCTATCGGGGCAAACCAGAGAGCTCTTGCTTCGTGCGGCGGCACTGGAACGCCGTGGGGTAGTTCTGAAGTTGAGGAGAGAGACAGCGACGGCTAGGGGCATTGACCTAGCTGTTGAGTTGGATAAATTAGCACCCCTACTCGATAATTTGCAGAAGAGATATAAGTCAGTTGGCTTAGGCGATAATGTGCTGGTTGAGAAAGGAATATTCCGGTATTTCCCCAAGAAGGATGCCGATAGTCTTGACCAGTTATTGGAAGTGTCCACTAACCCGGTTCTCTCGGCAGCATGGGAAATACGCAACATCAAGTTCAATTTAGACCTATCTCCAATAACAGGTGTCCATCTTCCGTTGGGGTTCCTAGCTGATCCAGTTGGGACTATTGGGCAGTTGCTTCGTGGGACACGGACTGCTGCGGAGAGGGGACAGTTTCTTAGGGACCTAACTCCCGCAGGTCTAGCTGAGAAGATAGCTGGAGATCCTACTTGGGCTGAGTTCGCTGCGGTTTCAGGACGACCTATGGGTCAGACTGCTACGGAATACTCAGGAGGTATCCTGAGGCGTATCCCAGGATTTTCAAAGGCAAACGAGGCGATGTTCACGGCGGTAACATACCGCAGTAAGGCTATGTATGATGGCCTTGTCCAAGACTATGTCAAGGCAGGTATTCCCCGCAATGAGGCCATAATAGCAGCCAGCGAGAATGTACACCGCGTGATACCCCTTATAGACCATGCCTTACTGGGGCAATCACAGGCTCGGGCTAAACTCATACAGTCTCTTACCATATCGCCGTCTTTCATATTCCGGCCTCCCGAACTAATGGCTGAGGCAGCAACGGCACTTGTAAAGGTGGGGCTGAAACAAACCCTGACCACGAAACAGAAGATGGCATTACGCACTATGATGATGATGGCCGCAACGGTTCAGACTATTTCTATCACTTCCGCTGTGATGGACGCATGGAAGAATGACAAGGATGTTTGGAAGGCGGGGCTCAGTGCGACGGACGACATGTCCATCCATTTAATGGATGGTAGACAGATACCCCTGGGTGGCCCTTACCGCTCTATGATAAACGCCATGAAGCCAGTCTGGGTAAATCGGGATATGGACTATATGGTGCCATTTTGGAACATGCCGCGTTGGGCTCTCGGTAAGATGACCCCTGCGTTTAGAACTCAGTATGATATGATAAAGAATAGGGATTTCAGGAATAGAAGGATAAGGACGGGCGAGTTCCCGATGAATCTCCTTCAGGGCGTGATGTATGAATTTGAGGGTGTGGTTCCGCTTTCTATCGGTAAATGGTCGGAGGGATGGCGTACGGGGGCGACTCTGGCAAAGACAGCAGAAGAATCCTTCACGCAATCGTTAGGCACATCACTATATGACCGCCAGGGGCCTTGGGTAATGCGTAGCGAGTGGCGGAATGAGTTACGTCAGTATTGGGATATCCCCACAGATCCGAATAAGTTGGGCACGAAGGATAATCCCGTCAGCCGTACCACATATAGGCAGCGTACTCCCATGACGGATGCCAAGCTATTTATTATAGGGGACGTGACCAGCCTGATGCGTATTAAGGGAAATCCATTACAGACTTCTAGTAGGTCTGTCCTGTTGGTGCTGAGTTTGATACGGGAGAACAATATAGACCCAGATGACATCAGGGGAATTAGGGAGCGTAAGGAGGACCGTGCCGCGGCAGAAAAAGCAGGGCGTAGACTCACTCCCAATCCCGTGGACAGGCTTATTAGTTTATTGGAGGAAGCTCGCCCCGCGGAAACCGCTCCAGCTTCACGGGAACCCACTCCTGCGCTACCAGCGCCAACTCCTGTACTCCCAACACCTACGCCGGCAATGCCAGCGCAGCCAGGCCCTCGCAGTACGCCTACAAGAGAAGAGTTTAGGAATACACTAAGGGGGTACTTAGCCACTAGGACGGCACAGAAGACTCCTGAGCCAGTAGGTGTCCCGTAATGTATAGCGCGAAGCCGGAGGACGTACCGATGTCTTACAAGAGAGAGCTACGTTGCCCGGGATGTAACAAGAAGTATGCCGAGCACTACAAGGGCCTGGTTGTACTGAAGTGTGAACAGTGCCATCAGCTTAGTGTTCTTGACACAGATGACCCCAATGGTGTATAGATAATATCACGCTAATATTGTGGCCTTGTGCCCGAAGTACCTATGGCCTGTGTGCCTTTGTTACTTCGGGTATTTTGTTTTCTGGCCTAACCGATGGTTTGAGCCAGGCAGGAGGACAGGATGGCGACAGAGCAGACCATAGGCATCCCTGATGCTGATATCCTTACGGAGCCGCAGGCAGACCTACCCGTCGAAGACGGAGCAGGAGAGCCGCAGGCCGAGGAGGAACAGGATAGGGCAAGCCGGTTAGAGTCTGAGGTTACAGAACTGCGGCAGCAGTTAGACCGGGTGAATAAGTCCCGCCGTGACGAGTACATACAGAGCAGGTCGGCAAGAGAGAAAGACCAGAGGATGGACCGTATGGAGGGCCTCATAGTAGACCTGGTTGATAGGTATGACAGGGGCGACCTAGCTACGGACACCATCAAGGAGACGGTGAGGGACGGCATCAACCGTATCGAGAGTGACATCACAGATACGGGGCAGGCCCAGGCCCTCTCTGAAGAGATCAACGATATAAGCACCAGACATGATGCAGAGATCAGAGACCTCAATAACAACCTTGACCGGTCTGGCGTTGACATGCAGAACTTCACACGGCGCTGGAAAGAGGCTGAGGAACTATGGTCTAAGGGCCGCTATGTAGAGGCTAGAGAGAGGGTTGCCCACGCCGAGACCTCACTGGAGCTTGCGAAAGCGCGTGCCAGTGGCCCCGGCGCAAAGACGGCCAACCCTGCTGAGATGGACTTGAACGCCAATCGAGGCCAGAGGCCAGGTGCCGGCAGGAGCGATTCGGCCAAGGTGACCGCATATGGCCGAGGCGAGATTCCCTGGAGCAAGGATGTCCAGGACGCCATGAAGAGACAGGGATTAGTGTAGCAAGAATAACGAGAGCAAATGTGTGGAGGGAGCGGGGAAACCCGACGACCTCCAGTAACAACTTTGTTTAAGGAGAATTGAAATGGCACAATCATCCGTTGGTAGAATTAGAATTTTTGATGACTTCATTGGATTTGAAGTTCCCGTAGCCAGTACAGCAGCACCCGCAACCGCTCCGTACTTTACCCCAGGTGGCCTTCGAGTGGTTGGGCAGGGCCTGGAGGTGAATGACTCAGGTGTTGTTGGCCTTGACGCTGATGGTCTCAATGGTGTCGTGCGGTTGACAACTACCGATGAAACAGAACACTCTGTGGGATTTACTACTAATAGCAGCTTTGACATGGCATTGAATGGCGGTATCGGGATTGAAGCTCGTGTCCGGTTTGAGAATACCGATACCAAACAAGTATACTTCGGGCTCACAGATGTAGTGACTAACGGGGTTGGTATCCTTGAGGGTGAACAAATGGTTGGGTCAGGTACAGCAATAACGCTAACATCATCAGACTTATGTGGATTCATGATGTCGGCAGACCTAACAGATGCTACGGACTGGCACGGAGTTTACAAGGGTGGGTCAGCAACAGCTTCCACCACCTCAACTGATGTAGACCTCGATGATGTCGCAGGAACTGACTTTCAGGTTCTCAGGCTAGAAGTTGATAGCAATGGAACAGCCCGATGGTATATAGATGGAGACTTGAAGCAGACTGTAACAGGCGCTGTATCAACAAGCACAGACCTTGCTGTACTGCTCATGGTTGAAGCGAAGGGTAACGCCATTGAGACGATGGATGTGGACTACGTTCTCATCGAGACAAATAGAGACTGGACTGCATAGTCCACGCTAAGATAAGGAGATAAGACCTTGGCTACTGGAAATACAACTACTGGTTCCCTCGCAGATAGCATTGATGTTATTCAGGCTTCTGCCAGGTCACGGAGACAATATGACGGGGTGATGCCCCAGTTGGTTGACCGGGTGGAGTTGGATGCCAACACGGGCACCACATGGAGGGAGATCCTCCTCGCTAACCTCTCGGCGCAAGCGGTGACAGAGAACACGGTGCTGGATAACCCCCAGCAGTATGACGACTCTGCCATCACCATAACGCCGGAGATGATTCAGATTCAGACGTTTATCTCTGACAAGAGTAAGCGCAACATCAACAACAAGGTGCTGGCCCAGATGGGGAAGATGCCCGGTGAGGCGATGATGAGGAAGAAGGACGAGGACGGCCTCACTGCCGCCGACGCTTCCACCCAGATGGGTGCTGCGGGTACTCCTGTGCAGACAGGGGACGTGGCAGCAGCACGGTACATCATCACGTCCAACGCGACAGAGCCTGGGCCTCTCCCCATAGCGGGTGTGTTCCACGGGTTCTGTATCAAGGACTTCTACGATGAGCTCGTAGCGGGTGTGGGGACGTACCCCGTGCCTGATGGGTCCACGGCGACTGTGTTCCAGTCTGCCTTCACCCTTCCTATCGCCAATGTGTCCATACACGAGGATGGCAACATATCCATCGACAGTTCAGATGATGCCAAGAACTTCGTGTTCTCCAAGTCGGCGTGGATACTGGTGGAGGGGATGACCATCAGAACTGAGTCCAAGCGTGAGCCCAATATCGCCGGTGGTGGAGACAGTCTGTTTATGACAGACGAGTTCGCCTACGGCCTGAGACTTGCCAACTGGACTCGTGAGATCATAGGTGACGCTACGGCACCGGCGTAAGGATATATGGTTAGCGTAGCAGAAAGACCGGGAGCAGAGGTCGTCCACTTCAGGATGACCTCTGCCCTGGACACGGTAACGAGGGCGGTAGTAGCCGATGAGCCTTGCTATGTGCTGGCTGAGTTGAACCTGCCCTCACGGAGCGGTAAGTCCAAGAGCCGCTTCCAGGTGCTACGAATAGTGCGTGATGACCGGCTGGTCACAGCTTATGTGTATCTGGGGCCCGCCCGTACATTCAAGGCGGACCAACTTGTGATTCCAGGGGGGCAGGTCGAGAACGGAAAGGGGATAGCCTGGCACACCGTGGCAGAGCTACAGGAGTATGCAGATAAAATGCGGTCCAATCCCCTCTACAGGGAAACTGAGCCCTCCGATTTGCAGACGGCGTTCCAGAACATGGTAGAGGAAAAGAAGCGCCGAAGGCGCAACCAATCCAGCTTTGGCCCTGCGGGTCAGCTTGTTAGGAGTTAGATATGACAACCCAGGATACGGTAGCAACAGCAGAGGCAGAAGAGGCATGGCGTGAGGCGATAGCAGAGGAGCCGGAGCCTGTTGCAGAGCTCCCCGATAGCTTTCTGAAGGTGGGGGAGATCATCAGCACTCCTTCGGAGTCATCTCCGGCTGCGTCCCGCGTAACGTCCCTTAGATACAAGGGATACCTGCCGTACTGGGACACCAAGACGGGGGGATATAATGAGTGCCCCCACTGGTTCCGTTGGCAGGTGGCCCAGATGACGCATGAAGACGGCACCAAGATGTATACCTTTACTAACCCTCATATTGCACCTGATTACGGCCAAGACCTTTGTTGCCCTCTTAACCCTGCTTCTCCGGAGCACCACCGTATTGAGGGACTGGGGTTCAAGTTGTGCAAGAGGGTGCATATCCCTCATCAGGACGCCTTGGAGGCCCATGTGCAGAAGTCGCACAAGAGGGCTTATACGGCACTTAGGAGAGAGCGGGAGGAGCGGATCAGGGACGAGGATAGGGAGCTACAAAGAGAGACCCTGAGAAGCAACCAGGAGTTGCTGAAGGCTATGCTTGGTGGGGCAGCGCCCACTGTGGCAATAGCACCCAACCTGACTGATGTGACTGATATTCCCTCACATGTACATAGGTATGGCAAGAGTGTGGGGGACGAGTGCAAAGTGGCGGGGTGTACTGCGGTACGCATCGTCGCATATAGGAAGATGAAACGAAATAAGTAGATTGTAGTAACTAATTGGGAGGCATTCTCCCTTATACAGTGCGTACTTTACGCTAAGGAGGAATTGAGATGACAGCACCAAAGAGTTCAGATTACCGAGGATGGTATAACGATGCAGAAAACTCCACATTGGATGTATATGTGGGGTATGGAGGAGCGAGCGATCCTGCTGAGATTATGCAGATTAGTACCACAGCCGTAACTGTTACAGGAACAGCTACAAGTGGTTTAACTGTTACAGCAGGTGGAGTTACTGCAACAGCAGGTGAAATTACAGCAACGGCCAATGATTTTCGTGCTACAGTAGGCAACTACCGTGGTGGTCCGGTCAATGCCTTTGCCACTACTGAACCTACGCAGGGCGTTGTTCTGGAAGCAGGAACAGCGGCGGCAGGGGCCATTACAACTTCTAGTGGTATATTCTCAAGCGCAACAGTGTTACGCAAAATCATTGCGAATGGTACTGTTTCAGATGTGGGGTAAACCATGTTAAAGGAACAAGTAACTGAAACATATATAGAGGCTACTGAGAAAGATAAAGTACGCAAGCGTGTGACCAGTTCTACGCTTGCGTGGGAATCACTGGCTAATAGCGAGCCTGGGTTGTGGTTTGCTGGAGCCTTTGACGATGCTTGTGGATGTGAGTTCCCTTGGGTACGAGAGAGCATGAACCCGTACATGGGCAAGACCCAGAGGTATCGGTGGTGCTGTATCCTGGCAGAGTTGCAGAAGATGTGGCCGCATCTATTTGAGATGGTCAATGGCTACCTTGACCGCAACACAGGGGAGATTATTACAGAGCCTCATAAGTGGGATCATTATATGGAGATGCCCTCACATCTTGTAAGGCGCATTGCCAGAGCGCAGGGCAAGACTATGGAACAGGTTCTGGATGAAAACCAACCGGTGCCTTACATGGATTTCATTGCTAAGAATGCGTAGTCGGTAAAATAATCTAATACATCCTCCTCCCATACAAGAGGTCTGGAAGGGCTGGATAGACCAAGGAGGTAACAATGCCAACAGAAATCTTAGGCGCTAATCTGGGGCACCAGAGGAGCGCGGGTGCTGCGAGCGGTGTGTCCCTGTCTACAACAGCGGCGTTCACACCGTTCCACCGGGGCACAGAACACATAGACCTTATACCAAGGAACTTTGCCACGGCAGTTGTGGCAAGGTATGCCCTTTGCCCGTACCTGGTTATCCTCAAGGCTGACTCCTCCGATGACCTAGCTGGTAGGATTGAAGACTACTCTGCTATTGCACAGGATGGGTCTACCGCTACTAGCGTTGACCTGAGTAGTCTTGCCGCAGGCCGTAATGTTTATGTGGGGTCTGCAATACCCTTCAGGGGGGTCAATATAGATGTGGACACCACAAACTCCACGGGATCTACAGCCCTTACGGTTTATTACTGGGCTGGATCGTGGGTGGATATTTCCGATTCGGATGGCACTTCTTCGTCCGTGTCTCTAGACCAAGACGGCTCGGTTACATGGACAGTGCCATCTGCATGGCAGTCAACTTCCCTTGTTAAGATAGACAGGTCTGTGAACAGTTCCCTCCATTGGAGGGATGTATCCATGTACTGGACGAAATGGAATTGGAGCCACGCAATGGATTCCACGGTAACGCTAGACCACATGCTTGGCATAAATGAAAGCACGGCTTACGCAGAAGTGCCGGCCTCTCTTGGAACGGGAATGCGAATCCATCATGGCTTTGGCAGTAACGGGATTGCAGGTATAGAGACGCTGACCAACGCAGGGACCGGCAACATGCTTGTTACCTGCTCGGCTCTCAACGGATACTTCTCTACCGGTAAACTGACTACCGTATAAGGAGAAACATGTCAAATAGATATGCAATACCTGTAACAATAGGAAACATTAACGGGGACCTTATACCTAGTGGGGACGATACCTATGATATAGGGTCAGCAACCGCCGCTTGGCAAGATCTCTTCCTAGAGGGGGATATTGCCCTATCAGATGCAACAACAATCGCCATCACGGCAGCGGCTCACGACGCGGCAGGGCCAGCTTTGACTATCTCCGCTGGTGACACTACGGCTGGTACTTCTAATAACCAAGTAGGCGGTGCTGTAACCATCCAGGGTGGGCAAGGCAAGGGCTCTGGGGCAGGTGGGGATATCATCTTCCAGACTGCCAACGCAGGGAGTTCTGGTAGTTCTCTAAACGCACTTGCCACCGCCCTCACGATTAGCGATGACCTGTCATCTACGTTTGCTGGGATAGTTGATGCCTCGGGTGCTGACAGAGGGTTTGCCATCGGTAACCTTGGTGGCACAGAGCGTATTGCATATCAGTCATCAACATATAGCTTCCTGACCTCTGGCGACGCTAATGCGGCTCTATCCGCAGGAAATGCAACATTTGACGGTGACTTGGAGTTTACGGGCGAACAGACTATCAGCACGACAGCGGACAGCCTAATCATCGCCCCTGCGGCAGATTTGACGATCAATGTCGCGTCTGCCAAGGTGGCTATCTTAAATACTACTGCTCCCAACCTGCATACCGACACCCGTGAAGGCGAGGCTCTCTTCATACGCTCTGGTGGCTCTGCTGGCAACAATAATGTTCAGGCCGTTCTTGCCTTCGGCAAGGCAGACGGTTCCTCCCTCCGCTCTGCTGCTGCTATTGGTTCTATACAAACTGACGCCTCTGACCTAGACAAAGTTGGGTTAGCGTTCTACACATCATCTGGCACTGGCTCTGGCCAGACGATGGGTGAGCGATTGCGAATCACCCACTTGGGCGTTATTACCAATCTTGGCGCTGCCCCTGCCAATGTGACGACTGCGGGGGCGTGCATCTTATCGGGCGGTATCGCTTTCACCGATGTAGCCAATGCCTGGATAGATGATGCCTCGCAAGGGTCTGGAACAGTTACGCACTATATAGGCAACCAGTCCATCACTACGTCTTCTGATATCAGGGTGAAAACAGATTGGGAGCCGTGGGAGGGTTCTGCGCTTGATGTTATAAGCCCAGCCCAACTCGGTTCATATCGCTATAATCTGTCGGGTGGTGGGTCGCAGACTGAGGGTTATGGCCCTAATTCCCGTGGAACATATCTGGGCTTCAAGGCACAGGATACTATTCAGTGGGCTCCGTGGATTGTTAATGCAGGGGCTGGGGCTGATTGTGTTCTGTGTGTAGCAGGAGAAGAATGTGACGAGCATGGTTACTGGCACGTTGAGTATCAGCACCTAGTTCCTCTGCTCGTTAAGGCCATACAAGAACTACGGGCAGAGGTTACTGCCTTGAAGGAGTCATAGCATGGCAATAGAGAAATCAGACGCAAAGGTACTTTCCCTTAATGTAGAGGCTGATGGGTCGGTGACGGCCAAGGTCAACTATTTGTTGGCAGATGGAGGCACCACGATCACGAGGGCGGTTGTAGAGGTAACGGTGTCTAATGCCACCAGCGCAGAGCTTACAGCAGCGGCTTCGCTGAAATCAAAAGCAGCAGGCTTAGCGGTAGCGTAGAGCGAGATATGGACTCTGAATCCACGAGGGTTATTGAGAAGCAGTTGGAGGAGTACAGGCAGCAAGAGCAGGTGGCTATTGCCAATGTACACCGTGTACAGGGGGCGCGGCTCGCCCTAGAGAAACTCCTGAACGGGCACTTGCCCCTGGAGCCCGCTGCGGAGCCGATAGCAGAGGATGGATAATGGCAACAACCAGGCAGAACCTTCGGCGCAACCTAAGCTATCTCATGGGGGACTTCATCCTGGACCCCAGTGGCCCTGTGCCTACTTGTAGTGCCCAGGGAGCAGCGGATTACTCAACAGCCATAGATGCCCTGCTTGCCTACTATGATGACGACTACTTTAATGAGTGGTTCTTCGTACTACCTGCCGGGCCTACGGGGAGTGGGACATACGAGGTTACTCGGGTATCTGACTTTACTAGCAGTAGTGGAACTATGACACTAAGCCCAGTCGCGTCGGCACGGATTGCCAGTGCCCAGCCGTTTGAACTGCATAGGTATTCCCCGGCATGGAAGCATCTGGCCTTAAATGCGGCTCGTCTACAGGCGATAGATGTGTTGCATCTCCCTGAGGCCGATGAAAGCCTCATCGTGGACAACCTGTTAGACAACCCATCCTTTGAGACGGCTGTATCGGGAGGTACCATCTCGGGGTGGACTAAGAAAGGCACGTCGACCCTATCTTCCGAAACAGCCCGCAGGGTGCATGGCACATACTCTCTCAAGATTATCGCTACTGGGGTAGCAGGGGTAGAACAAGACCTGGTAAACAAATTGGACATGGACCAGACTGTCGGCAAGACACTCCATGTCAGGGCGTGGGTATGGGACAATGCAACGCTGGGGGACCAGGCACGGATACGCGTCTCGTTTGATGGCTCCACCTTCACCGATGGTGACTATCATGCCGGCGACCATGAATGGGAGGGTCCCAGCGTCCACCAGATTGATGTAGTCATCCCCGCTGATGCATCGGAGGTGATGGTCTCTTGTGAGGTGGCCTCTGACGGAACGTCTTACTTTGACTTGGTGACTGCGTGGGTAGATAAGGTGAACCGCTACACTCTCCCCACCAATTTCTATCGTGGCCCTGTTAAGATAGACCAGCAGGTGCACATGAGCCGTCCTGAGGGAGACTATGTGCCGATAACACGAAATAGCATCCCGCAATCCGGCAGGGTACTCCGCATAAAGGGTAAGCGTATCCTGTCTGAGGTCACAGCCGAAACGGGGTCTATGGAGATATCAGAGCCTGAGGACCAGATCCTGTATGCACATGCCCTGGAGTGGCTTGCAGACAGCAACATAGGCATGGCGAGTGGGGCAGTGAGAGAAGACCTTGAGGCAGACAAGCAGAGGTGGCGTGTGAAGGCTGCGGAACTGCGTAGCCGTGCCAGCATCAAGCCCCCTTACCAGCCCATATATGCGGAACAGAATGGTGTATGGGAAATTAAATGGGAGGGTGAGACAGGTATACTCCTGCTGAAGAACCGGTGATATTATGCCTACCAGTCCTTTTGACCTTCGTATCAAGACCATAGGCGGAACAGACATAGGCTACATGCTGTGGAAGGACCGCAGCGGGCGTCGCACCTATTCTGTCCAGGATGCCAGCACAATAAGCCCCAGGTTCCTCACCGAGGAACAGATAACCCAGTCCCAGCTTCCCGCTGACATCGCTCTCACCTTCCCCCAGACCAACTGGCGTAGGGGGATTGGGGGCATACGATTTGAAGCCAAAGACCCTGACGTGCTCGCAGACGGCGCACAGGTGGACGTTACAGAGCAGGGAGTCCTCAAACTGGCTAGGGAGAACACGGCCAGCACTGTGGACTCTGCCCCCGACGAGTATGTCCCAAGCGGGTTCGCCGTCTCGGGGACGCAGCTTTGGGCCTTCATTGGGCGGGACACCTACTCCTGGGACTTCACGAACAAGAACTGGGATATCCAGACTGAACCCTTCGCTGCTACTCGGGTGTACCGCAACGGGGTGAACTTCAGTGGGAACATCTATGTCCCTGCGTGGGCTGACGATGCGGGCTCCAGTGGCTCCTATGTGGCCGCTGACGAGCCCGTGAGCTACCTCTACAAGACCCCTACTGCTGCACAGTGGTCTAAGGTCACTACAGCGGCGCAGACATTGGATGGTTGCAAGTACATGGCAATAGCCGGGCAGAGCCTCTGGGGTGGGTACTGGGCTGATGCTACTGATAGTGGGATTACGATTGACTCGCCAACTTTTGATGCTGCCTCAAGCAGCGGCAATGAAAATAACAATACGTTGACATTCAGCCACACGGTAGGGGCAAGGAACAATCGACTCCTGGTTGTGGGGACTGTTTCCTTGGGGTCGTCAGGGAATTATGCCCAGAGTGTTACCTACAATGGCGTATCTATGACCGAGTTAACAGATACGCGTGCCAACATTGCATCGACCTCACCTGGCGGCGTGTACCTCTCTGCGACGATGTGGTATCTCGTGGCCCCGGCAACCGGTGCCAACAATGTGGTTGTCACACATACGGGTTCGCCGAGAGTGAGAGCGACAGCGGTTAGTCTCCAAGGAGTCGATCAAAGCACTCCTGTGGAGAACGGTGCGAGTGCAACAGGCACATCGACCACTCCCTCCGTAGCTGTTACCACCCAAGACGATGATTGGGTTGTTGACATGATTTCCTATGGGGCTACTGGTGGAGCCACTGCTGGGGCGAGCCAAACAGAGCAGACGGAGATCAATGGGGGCCTACATAGCGCAGCATCTTCCACAGAAGAGGCAACGGGGACATCCACCACCATGTCATGGACAATTACCAGTGACGAATGGACGGCCAGTGCCGTAGCGGTCAACCCGGTAACTCCTATTACGGCTGCGGATACAGAGATACCCGTTAGTTCCGCTCCCACCGCTCAATTCGACGAAGGCGATGTTATACGCATAGAATCTGAACTCATGCTGGTGACGGCGCGCTCAGATACCACTCTGAGTATCACGGTTGTACGGGGATACAGGGGTAGTGTAGCGGCCACCCACGCACGGCTAACGGCCATATACGAGGTCACAGAGAACCCCCACCAAGTGAGGTCTGCTGCTGACGGTACGGCTATGGCTAACTGGTCCACCGCAACGTCTGTCGGGGACTCCGGGTCGCCCATAACGGGACTTGTGGGCGTGGGCGATGACCTGATTGT